ATCACTTGCCTCATTGAGGTCAAGCGTCGAATATTTGCCCCGCAGGGAGCCTAAAATGGCTCCACGTTGGGACGGCCCCTGGTCCGTAAAGAAAACATTAAATTTCGTCAATCTAATGCTTTCTAGGTGTTGAACGAGTCTCCGCATGATACCCTGCTGAATCCATTGAAATTCAACGGGTTCGCATGATATCAGACGAGGGCCACGAGAGTCTTTCGGCACGAGACAAACCCGTGCCGGTAGATCCTTATCATCAATCTTTGTGATTGAAGGGTAAGAATCCGCAACGTGTCCCAACGATGCATAGAAAAATGCATCGAGAGGAAAAACGCCGCGTACTCTGCTTGATACATTATCCCACAAGAACTTACCCCAAAGCCGCTGCCTAGTGGCAACAGCTCCGGGTCCGTGCCTGGGAATAATGTTGGTCAAGTCAAGTCCCGAGAATACTCTACTCAAGAGTATCCGAGCTTCGCGCGCAATGTCAACGACATCGGTACACGGACGTGTCCGACGACGTTTCATTGCTTCATCAACGCCAGCTGCAATAGCAGTTAGCACTGGTGCGTGTTCAACTAGTTCTTCCTCGGTTTGCTTAAACCGATCGAGAACCTTTTGTTCTTGTTCAGCAGTGTAAGGCAGTTCGTATTTGTAAAACCAAAAACAAACTTGCCTTATAACGCGAACACTTTCTGCACACGGTTCGTGAAGGACCGTGCCGGATGGCGTAAAGACTCGCATAAAAAACTCACCAAGAAATCTTGGAAGTTTACTACCGGGAAGGGGTTTAAAACCCAACTCGGCAGCGTTTATGCATGTCTTTTCAGATAAAGCGGAATCAACCGCTTTACCCATACGGGGTAAGGTTTTCGTGAGAAAACCTATTCCTTCATAACGTAACCTAAGGGCTAACTTATTTAAGGTTAGCTTGAGGCTACGCATGTTAAACACTACTTCGTGTGACATGTGAATGTCATGAAGCAGTGCAGCGATGAGTTTATACTCGTCTTGCCTCTTAACAGGATCCATAAGGTATCCTTGCAAGAGTATGCATTCACTTCATGACCCTAACAATAGACTACTAGTACATTCATATATGAGCAATATGCCCAACATGAAAGACATGCTAATGCCCACGATTACATTTAGACAAAGGAATGGCCTTTTCAAGCCACCCAAAAATCTATTTATAATCGCAGGTATCAGCAATGTAACTGAGTACCCCATCCTGCTGAAGCAGGAGATGACAGATATCTCAGCAAACGACTCCATTAAACTGATACCTATCCGGATCTTAAGAACCGGACAGATACAGATTAAAGGAACCGAATACTGGGAAACTGCATCGTCCGAGTGGGTTAATCTCCCGGTTTGATGATCGGAAGATTAGTGCCTGGATCGTAAACATTCGTTAACGATTCCAGACCTCCCAAGTGACACAACACATGATCATCCACCCAGATAAACTGGATGGGGGACCATGGAGTTGGCACTGACAGGGTACCAGTAAAAGTCTCCTTATGATAATTATCAGAAGGAGACCTGATAGTAGTCGCACACCCACAACACATCAATATTGTGAGCATACAAAAACTGTTAATGAACCGTCCAGACATGGACGTATGGGTTGTCAAACCCAGAAAAAGTGGCTTAAAGGCCACCGTTCAATAACACTGACGCGCCGTTACCAGTACAGTCGTACTTGATAGTCGTATTCGAGCCATCACTGGCAAGAAACGACATCAATTCGGCTAAGGTATTGGCGATCTCCGTGTTTTCGTCCAACGCTCCAACGGGAGCGTCCAGGACGACATACGCAGAGATCGTGACAGGCGTGAGATCGTCCCGCGTCGAAACGACAGTTTTGTCGATTCGAATCGCAGAGCGTCTCCGCGTCGTCATACCTTTACCAGACTCTTGGTGTGAAACCGTGAGTCGGTGAGGCAACGAGGGTTGTTCGGTTATTTGACCGAACACTCGTTGACGGCCAGTCAGGCTGAGGGACTGGAATTCAACTTCCGTTCCAGCAGCGTTTTTTATTTCATTGGTGTTAAGTGAATTACTTAGCATACTTTGGAGTTTTGTTATGCCTACTTACCTTCGGCCAAAGCCGAGGGCGTAAGCGAGGCTAATCTCTTTAAGAGATAGCCCGCTCAATAATATTGAGCTGCTCGTAACCATATACGGGTCGCGGCGATACGCCGTCTCCCGAATAAACGATACGGGCACGCCTTTCTCTGAACCAGCATCGACAGTGGTAGATATACCACGCCGACGCCGAACAGACCAAAGGCTTCTATGGAGCTGTATTACAGGGTCCAGCATGGTTACCTTACGGTCGTTGAGCCATTTACTTACGTTAATGACCCAATCGACAACAAAGGTCCATGGCAGGGCATTCCAGATAATCCCGGCATTATTATTAATGCCAAGAGCATCTAGTAAGCCCAAGAGGTTTTTATGCCTCTTTTGAAAGTCAGAATACTCATAAGTATACTGCATTTCAACATGGAACGTGACGGGCTCATACTCGACCACCCTATGTGAAGTAGCATACCCAACGTTGCCAACCTCAGAACTGAGGTTAACAGGCATCGGGTCGCCATCTTCATACAGGTTCTGGCCGCCGTATAAAGACACCTGGTGGTGTCTAGTCCGTCGCTGACCTGCTTGAGCAAAGAGTCTTGCGACTCTTCGATCAACGGTTTGAAGGGCTTTAACAAAGCCCATCGAATCGCTATACAACTGTGCCAGGTTGAAGTTATATTCTAACCACAACCCCGAAGGCACACGGGCTAAGTCACGTAAGGAGGGAATCCGACCAAGGCGCTTTCGCAGGCGTTTAATTGCCGGCTTAAGTTTGCCTTGATTAGATATCTGCCTTAACTGTGACATACGTTGAGCATAACGTCTAAAATCTTTCAACTCATAAATTGAGTTGATGATCGAGACGTTATTCTTCATCTTTGGGAGTAGATGCCTTGCGGCATCATCTAACAAAGAACTCAGTTCAGCGGGTGGAGGTATAACTACCTCCGACCCAACGATTGAGTACATCGCGGGGAGTCCAAAAAAGGGACTATCCGGCGGCCCGAATGTATCAGAGCGCCACGCGTCGAGTTGCGGGAAAGTTACCCGCCACCACCACTTATGTCTGTCCCACGGCCATCCCCATTCGGAGATAGCCGTATCGAGACGGACACGAGCGATATATGGATTTTCCCAGCGCTCACTTTTAAAGTGAGCGAAGGGATTCCACGTATAACGCGAGCCGGAATCTTCAGACTTTATCTCGTAAAGGCTTTGAAAGCCGCGCGAAATATAGTGCAGAGGTCCGACAGGAACAGTAGTAGGAGGCGGATCACCCAGCGGTTGCCAGGTGATCTCGCCGATACTATCCTCCTTGGCGAATTGTGTTCGTTCATAATACATATAGGTCCATAGCCCCTCTTTCGAGGGGGGAAGTCAAGTGTTTGACATGAGGCACGCAGTCCACAAGGGCTGCGA